GGCACTTACAACGGTGAAACATTCAAAGCTGAAACTATTGAGCCTTTACATGAGGGCGGACAGATAATAATACCATCGTTCAAAGAACTGGAAAACCATATTTTACAAACTAAATTTGCACAATTAAAAAACATTGTTTAAGTTTACGCGGTTTTCACGGAGTGGTTAGGCGAGGGTGGGATGAAAGTTCTGCCCTTGCTTTTTAAAACAAAATATGACAGTCACAAAAAAAACGGCAACCAAACGACACAAAGTAGGAAAGGATGACGGGGTGAAGTTTTCAAAAGAAAATCAACCAAGTCCTGAGGCTAAGTCAATGGGTTGGCAGGAAAAGCGAGCAGCTAAATTACTTACTCAAAAGATAATTGAGAAACTTACAGAGGGCAAAAACCTTGACGAATACTTTGAAAGCCTTTTAAAGAACGCTAAAGCAGGAAACCCCAAAGCTATTGACACTATTAACAACGGACTTGAAGAGCAAATTTCAAAAACCGACATTACCTCAGGCGGCAAGGAAATACAACCCGTTTCATTTGTAGTAAAAGTTTCAGAGGAGAACAAGTCAAAGCTGGATGGACTTTGAACTTAACCTACTTGAGCCTACAAATGTTTTTTGGCGCAATGCGGAACTAAGAACAAGGTACGTTTTTAATCCCGGTGGTACGCGAAGCAGTAAAACCTACTCGCTATGCCAACTGATGTATGTTATCGCTGCAAAGAACGAAGGTAAAATCATTTCAATAGTTTCTGAAACACTTCCCCACCTGAAGAAAGGTGCAATGCGTGATTTCTTTTCATGGCTTGTTGCTGCTAATCTTTACGAACCAAAGAACCATAATAAGACCGATAACATTTACACGGTAGGGAAATCAATCATTGAGTTTTTTTCTGTTGACGATTTGGGAAAGGTTCACGGACCAGGGCGCGACTACCTTTACTGCAATGAAATTCAGAATATAAAATACGAAACGTTTTTCCACCTATCAGCAAGGACAAGCACCAGAGTTTATTCCGATTATAACCCTACTTCATACTTTTGGGCTGATACTGAGTACATAGAAAACCCTGAAATGGATGGGAGGGTATCGGTGGTACGTTCAACATTCAAAGACAATCAATACTGCCCCGAAGAAATTATAAAGGATATTCTTGCCCGTGCCGCAAAGGATGAAAACTATAAACGGGTTTACATTGACGGGCTTCCGGGTGTTGCTGAAGGTTTAATTTTTGAAACATTCAAGGTGGTTAATTCAATTCCTGAGGGCGCAAGGTTTATAGGTTACGGCTTAGACTTTGGATTTACCAACGATCCGACTGCTTTAATAGCTGTTTATTCAAACGGGGGCGAACTTTACTTTGATGAATTGATTTATGAGTATGGTTTAACCAACGCTGACATTAATCAGTTAGCAATCAGTCAGGGCGTGAACGTGCGCAACGAAACAACGGCAGACAGCGCAGAGCCAAAGAGTATTGAGGAACTTGCACGAATGAAATGGAACATCACAGGAGCCACAAAAGGAGAGGACAGTATCAGAAACGGGATTGATATTCTGAAACGATATGCCTTGAATGTAACCGCCCGCAGTGTTGGATTGATTAAGGAGTTAAGAAATTACAAGTGGGCTATTGACCGTGATGGAAAGCCATTAAACAAGCCTATTGATATTTTTAACCACAGCATTGATGCTTGCCGTTATGTAGCTTTAAGTAAGCTGCAAGTAAGCGCACCACCGGCAAAGCCACAGAAACAATTTAAAGGCATTCAGCGACCAAGTACATGGTAGAGGTAGAGTTAAAATTTAACACCGGAACGGAAAAATATTTGTTCCCTACAAAATGGGAGGACGTTACTCTTGAAAAGTATCTTGAAATTCACAATTTACCTGAAAAATCAATCGCTTCAATATCAAAGTTTTACTCAGGATGTTCCACCAATAAAACACTTTTAATTTTATCCTTCATGTCAGTACCGTTTGAGCCTGTAATTCCTGACGGGTTTAAGATAAAAATCGGACGCGAAACATGGGGCAAATTAGAAAACGCACGAATTGAAATCGGGAAGTTGAATGAGGAAAATCCAAACTTTATTTATCTATATATAAAACTTATTGAAATTTATAGTAATTTTGAAACCGCAAAAATAAATTGCATCGAGGGGATTGGATTAGGGAAATATTTATTTGAAAAGATTACAGATTTTTTTGAGCAGTTCAAAGAATTAACTGAAAAGGAAGAAGATGCCGCAGCAGATATAGCAGGAACGGAGGACTTGGATGCTTTAGGATTTTTAGTTTCTTTGGATGAACTGGCAAAGGGTGATGTACTAAAGTATGATGATTTATTAAAACAGCCGGCTCTTACTATTTACCGAAAGTTCTTACTAGATAAAAGAAAAGCAAAGTTTCAAAGAAATTATCAAATAGCCTACAAACAAATAAATGACACATCAGGAAATAGTTGACATGATAAGGGATGCTGCAAACGTAGTAAACGCTGGCGGTGGCTTTGTTTATGGTACTCGCTTCGATGGCTCTATTCATTCCGTTTCAACAGGTGCTGATGGGGTAACACCTGGCTTTCCTCTTATACATCTTTACTCAGCAGCAAAAAAGACCGACAGAATAAATAACAATAAAGTGTGGTCTATTGTGGTTGCCTTTTGGTATCAGGACGATTTACAGAACGTGCCAGGGCAGACAGACACCGCAAGGGAAGAAATACTCGCTAATGCTGAAACGTTGTGTGATAGCTTCATGGAAGAACTTTCAGACAATATGATAATGATTGAAAACGAAAACCAAACACCTGAGATTTTACAGTTAGCCGGAACGGTGTCGGGATGGTCTTGCTCATTTGATATAATCTCAAAAGACGATTGTTAAATGGAAACAAATGGCATAAGAATAGTTCTCAGCAACATTCAAAACGAAGTATTAAAAAACACTGCGGAGGACATAGCGGCTAACATAGTTTTTGCCATTAGGAACAAACCTATTAAGCGATATACTGAAGCAAAAGGGGAATTTCAAAGTGTTGCAAATGCAACAGGCGCACTCGCTCGCTCTATAAGAATTGAATACACGCCTACAGGATTTAGGATTTGGGCTTACGATTATATTGATGCCATTATTTACGGGCGCAGACCAACAACGGGAGGAGGGAACGGTGCAGTATTGACAGCGATAACAAGATGGATACCTTTTAAAGCACCCGGGTTAAATGCCTATGCCGTTACTTCCAACATTCATAAATACGGAACATCAATTTGGCAGCAGCATCGAGGCAAAGACAGCGGACTATTAGCAAATGCAATTAATAAATCAGTGATTTCAAAATTGAACGCAGACTTAGCGTCATACCTTTCAAACGATATTATGGAAAAAGTTTCTTTTGAACTTAAAAAAATGGCAGCATGAGTTTTTTGCAAACACCAAGTAAATGGAACAGCGTATTTCGCCCGGTTGTTTATCAACACGAATACAGCACAGCTTATTTTTCTTCCGTTACAAGTGTTGGAGGCTTTGCGCGATTTGATTTAACGCTCACTACTTCTTTAACAGGCATCAGGCGCATTTATATTTCGGGCGGCACTTACTCAGGTTGGCACACGATAAGCGCAGTAACAGCAACAACGATTACTACTGAAACGGCTTTTATTTCTACAACGACAGGCTATGCAGTAATCATTGAAGATACTCAGTTTGAAATTTATGTTGGTTATCCGTCCGGAACTTACGCGGTAGAAAATCCAGAAAGATTAATTGCTACCATTCAACCGGCTCCTAATTTAACGGGGCAGCTTTACTTTGACATTGCAGAATATTTAAAAGCAGCTTGGGCGAATGATGGCTATGCTCCTATGGTTGCGCCTCCTGCAAACGGAGTTGATGTAAATATGAGTACCCCTTTTAGAGTTGCAACATTAGGAAGGTCGGCAAGTGATGGGTCTTATTATTATGCCGCTTATGCCACCATTACAACAGGCGATTTAAATGAATTTGACTTGTCAGGGGTGTTTCTTTCGGTAGATGAACCCGTTGTTTTTTCATGTGGCTGTACAATACTTTCTCAGATACTCGACACGGTAATTTACAACCAAATCACTTGCTCTGGAGTTACTTATACTGACGAGGTTTACTTCTATCAAGACGATGAAATATTTGAGTTTATGGATGGTGAAACTTATATCTTCAACTAATGGCAATCGCAATTTCACTTTCCGCCTGTAACTGGTCGCATAACGAATACAAGGACCTTGTAACCGCTGAAACGTATTACTACGAGTATTCGGGGCAGCCTTCATGGTTTACTTATGCTGATGGTGGTGCGCCTTTTTATTATGACCCGACAGCAACCGGAACTTTTGTAATTAACATCACTCAAAAACTATTATCAGACGGATCAACAGTTGATACAGGAACCATAACCATAACGGTAACTGATTGCACAGACGATTTCACTCCGCGCTGCTGCGATAACGTTTTTAATATTGCATGGTTAAGTCCTGAAGGCGGATGGAAAAACTACTTTTTTACCGGTAAGGCAACAACTGCAGTTGACCAGGGCAAAGGCTCAGATTTCAAAGACAGCTCAAAAGTTTTAAAATGGAGCGAGGTGCAAGATGTTTACGATGCAATAATTGTAGGGACGGGCGCAATACCAAAGAGCCATATTGACTATACAAAATCTTTACGTTTTGCAATACAGGCATATCAGTACGATGCAAGTACCGGAGGCTGGACTATTCCCATCATAATCAACCGCGAAAAGTTCGTAATGTATAAACGGGGCGACCACTTCTTTGAGTGGACTTTAGAATTTAAGTATGCCACAGAAATAATCGTGCAATCGATGTAGCCATGTCTGATGTTGTTGTTCTTATTAACGATGAAGAATTAGTCCTTGATAAATCAGGCGACATTGTCGGCACGTACGCAATAAATAAACTTGGTGACATTGCATCACGGCAGGGAAATTATACCAACACGTTTAACGCTCCTGTTTCTTCTTCCAAAAATAAAGAGATTGCTGAAATTGCACAGCAGATAAATTCACAAACGACTTTACCATACGAAAGGCAAACCGCAGAAATAAAAGTTGGCGGAGCGCAAACAGTACTCGGAACTGCTCAACTCAAAAGCACAAAGGACTTTTTTCAATGGGTAATCAAAAGTGGTAATGCTGATTTGTTTGAACGGATAAAAGGACTGAGTTTACGGGATTTAGATTTATCGGCTTACGACCATACTTGGACCGCTGCGAATGTTTACGCCTCACGTGATAATACTTATGTAGATGGATATATTTATCCTGATATTGATTATGGATTGTTCCCAAGTGAAGCAACAAAAACACAGCCTTACACTACTTTTTTTCCTGCAATATTTCAATATTTAATATTTCAAAAAATACTTACGAATGCGGGGTTTACATCAAGCGGAAATTTTTTAAGTAATACGTTATTCAGAAAAAAGATTTTACCATTCAGTGGTACTGCTTTTTTACACAGTCCTGATTGGGTAACGCTTAAAAGTTTTAGGGCGGAAATGGAGGCTAAGTCATTTGCAGTAGTAACCGTTGGAGGTGAGGCATGGACTATTGGATTTGATAATGACAGCACGGCTGGTTTTTTTGATAATGATAATCAATTTACACTAAATACATGGGGGCAATATCCATCTCCTGGTGTTTTACCTGCAACATATTCTTTTTTTCAAGCTAATCAAGGTATTGAAAGCACAATTACATTAACAATTACTTTTGAGGTAACCGCTTGGACTAATGGAGTTAGTGACCTTACAATTCAGATTGATAGCACTGGAACACCCGAAACAATATTATACACGCATACTGATGCAGACGGTATTGGAATTTTTACTATAACGATTGACCTATATGAGCCATCAATGGTTTCACCTGACAGAGCTGTTGCAACGGTTGTTATGAATTTAGTAGATGTTGATTTCACTTCAGGAGTTTTATTTAATACGGTTAGTCAAAACACGTTACCCACTTCTACTGTAAATCTTTCTTACACGCTTCCAGACATTAAACAATCGGACTTCATTCTAAACCTCGCTAATCAGTTTGCGTTATTTTTTCAGACCAATAACCTTACTAATAACGTAAAGATATTTCAGTTTAACGATGTGATTGATAATATTCCAAACGCAAAAGACTGGAGGCAAAAGGTAGACTTATCTGAAACACCACAAAAGGTATATCTCTTTGAAGATTACGCTCAGGATAATTCGTTTGCCTATAAAACTGATGAAGCCGATATCTACCTTTCGCTTGACCCTAATTATGGAAGCGGTGAAATAGTAGTTGCGAATGATTTTCTACAACCGTTTAAAAAACTATTTGAAAGTGTGTTTGCTCCGATAAAAAGGATTTCAAGTTTTGCGGACACCGTTACCATTGCCTACATTCCGAAATACGATTTAACAACAGGGGAAAATAATATTGATGCTGTTCCGCGTGATGCCTATGTAGATGTTACCAATACTTCAAACTTATTACAGGTAACAGGGCAGCCGGTGCGCACTACCTCACCCGCAGTTTACTTCACCGACCTTGAATTTGAAACGCTTATTAACGAGTATTACGATCCACTGGAAAGGCTTTTAAATAAAGCGAAAGTAGTAACGGCTTTGGTTCGTTTGAATGTTGCTGACATTAATCAGTTGGACTTTGAATATCCTGTACTGTTTACCGTGGATGGCGAAGATGGTTATTTCTACATAAATGAAGTAAAGCAATTTAAGTTCAACACCAAAGAAAGCACGGAAGTAGAATTAGTTTTATTAAGACCTTAAGCAATGGCAACAGAAAAAGTATTGATTGAAGTAAACCTTTCAACGGCGCAGTCGGTAAAGAATGCCGCTGATTTGAAGCGTGGTATTATGGAAACGCAAAAGGAAATTGCGGCATTGACTAAAGCTACTGAGGGAAACACGGGCGCACAGAAAGCGGCAGCCGGCACATTTGCAAAGTTGGAGGCGCAACTTAAAACACAGAAAAAAGAATACTCCGATAACATTAGGGAAATTCAGAACCTTGACAAGATCACCAAAGCAACGGCAAGCGGAAGCATAGAACAAATGCGCGCGGCTCTTTCGGTTCTCACAAAGCAATACAACGGGCTTAGTCAGGCGGAAAGGGAAAACACAAAAGACGGTTATGCTTTACAGAAACAAATTAAAGGGCTATCAGATAAACTCAAAGAGCAGGAAGGTGTTGTTGGTGACACTCGCAGAAATGTAGGTAACTATGCCGAGGCTTTTTCAAAGTTGCCAGGACCATTAGGAAAAGCGTCTTCGGCAGCAAGTGGATTTAACACAACACTAAAAGCAAACCCGATACTACTTGTTGTTTCTCTGTTGGTTTCATTCGCGCAGCAGTTAGGAAAGAACGCAGCGGTAGCCGACCAAGTTACCGCAGTATTTGAAGGATTAAACAAAGCGTTTCAGTTTATCATTGACACCGTTGTTGATGTGGTTTTCAACTTTGATAACCTGACCGAAGCCATCACTCACCCGATTGATTTTCTAAAGAAGTTAGGAGGCGGTTTAATTGATGCCGGTAAATCGGGTTACGAAGGTTCACGAATGCTGGATGCGTTTACCACTTCAGCAGGAAAGCTAAACAACGAAATCACAAAGAATGAAAGCGAGATTGCAAAGTTGGAAAACAAACTTTTGAATATTTCATTATCATTTGAACAGCGTAAGCAGATAGCGGAAGATTTGGCAAACCTTGAAATTGATAACGCTAAAAAACGGGCTGCGATTGCCGATGAAGAGTTAAAAGTAAATCAGGAAATACTAAAGGGCAAAACACTAAACAACGAAGAGGAACAGAAACTTGCAGACTTAGCGGCAGCGGCAGAAGAAGCACGGGCGCAGGAGGCTATCGCCATCGAGGAAAAGAACACCCGGATAGCAAAGTTAGCACGTAAAGAGGATTTGGCTGATGCGAAAGCTGACAGGGATGCCGCAAAGAAAACAGAAGAGGAAAAACTAATTGAACACCGCCAGAAACTAATTGAAATCGGTGACAAGTTCGCGGATGAGGAAGCGAAGAAATTCCAATCCGAACAAACCAAAAAGCAGGAAGCAATAAAAGCAGCGGAGGAAAAACGCTTAGCCGATGCGCAGGATGCTTTTAATCAGGAAATTGGACTAATAGCCCAACGTGGTGAACTTGAAACGGCACAGGCGCAGAATGAAATACAGGACGCAGAGGCTTTAGGCAAAAAGAAAAACGAAATAACCCTTAGTGTTTTAACGGCACAACTTGCAGCGATGCGCACCTTTGCCGAGTCAAGCGGTGTAATGACAGAGGAACAGTTCTTGCAGCTTGCTTTGTTGGAGGCAAAGATTAAAGCCATTCAGCAAGCTGCAGCCACACCAACCGAAACAACCTTTGGTGATAGTATAGGAGTTACACCTGAGCAGACGAATGATATTTTACAGGCCTTGAATGAAGTTCAGTCAGGACTTAACATGGTTCAGGATATTATCAATGCGGGGTATCAGCAGCAGTTAAATCAAATTGACGGGGTAAAGAATGCACAGATTGAGCAAGTAAAAAATTCAACACTTTCTGAAAAGGAAAAAACAAAAAAAATTGCCGAAATAAATAAAAAAGCGGCACTTGAAAAATACGAAATTGAAAAAAAGGCTTTTGAAACAAATAAGACTTTTCAGATTATCAACACAATCATTTCAGGTGCGCTGGCCATTGTTCAAAGTTTTGCACAGCTTGGTCCCATTGCGGGTGCTATTGGTGCGGTTCTTACTGGAGCAGTAACAGCAGCACAAGTAAGTGTCATTTCTTCATCACAACCACCACCACCACCATTTAAAGAGGGTGGATTTACAGAGGCAGGAAACCCGAATGAGGTCGCAACTAATCTTGGTCCCAAAGATTATACTTACCATAAATCAGAATACGTTACTCCTGCTCACGTTCTTGCAACACCTGAGGGGCAGTTCCACGTTGGCGAATTAGAAAAGATGCGTCAGGCAAAAAGAAGCGGACGGAAATATTTAGGTGGTATGGCGGACGGTGGGTTTGCGGTGCGAGGTGCGACTTCTTCCAATGCTACTCAGCAGGCAATGATTGCAGGGGTTGTTTCAGCTGTTCAAAATATGCCGGCTCCTGTTGTAAGGGTAACGGATATTAACCGTGTAAATAAATCGGTTACTGATGTGAGGGTGAGTAGTGAATTAAGATAGTTCAAACATTAGCCCGAAATATTTACCGTCACCAATTTTTGACTTTTTAATCAGCTTTACTTTTAGCGGAACTTTGTTCTGATGTATAGTAGCTTTGTCACCAATGCGCAGTTTGGCGAATTTATGCGACCATAAAACCTTATGAACAAATAAAGGTTTACCGACAAACTCAATCGTCTTTTTATCTTCTTCCGTAAATTTTGGGACTATTTTTAAACTCATGTATTTTTTATTTTACCATTTGGGGGGGTTATCGTGACATTGATAATCGGGTGCGTATGTAATATCGGGAAAGTCGCATCCACATAAGCTGCACTTGTTATATTTTAAGTTGGGGCAAAGCGAACAGATTTCTTTTCGGTTATCAACCAACTGTTCCAAAGCATTTGGCAGCGCACCAATTCTATCGAGTGCCATGTTTTTTTTTGCCTCTAAATAGTTGGCAATATCTTGCGGTGTTATTTCCATTTGCTTGGTATTGTAATGTTGTTTGCTCCTACTATAATCAGCAGCAGAAATAAAATCAAACAAAGTTTCCATCCGTACCAAATAAAGGCGAGCGAAAACATTATGATATTCAATAGCCCGGTTATTAAAAGGAAAATGTAAGATTGTTTTTGTGTCATTAGTTGTGTGTTATTGAGTATTCCGTTCCCTTGTATTTTTTAGCAAAGGAATAAAAGTTTGAGTTGATAATATTTATTTTGATGCCGTCTTTACTTTTTAAAGCACGTAGTTTATCAGCGTTTAATAGGCTTTCAGAAGTTTTTATACTTCCGTTTTCCATGTAGGTATGCTCCCAGTAAATCATATTTTCCCCTTAGCGCGATAATGTTGGTGTAAAATTTCACGGGCAACAACTGCTGGCTTTTCTAATCTGTCATTACAGTCCTCAATAAATGCGGAACGAAGCGAGCCGCGAATATCGAAAGCAATTCTCAAGTCTTTAAATACTACTTCCGTCTTTTGGTTTTTAGGTTTTCGTCCCATAATTATTTTAAAACTTGTTTAAATTTTTTACAAAAATACAAAATAAACAATTCAAAAAATAAATTGTGAATAATTTTGTCGGCACAAATGGCAAAGAAAGCACATATATATATTTACGGAGCAATTGCACAGCCCGACCCTATGGCAGAAATGTTCGGGGTGGCAGACCAATCGGTATCAGCAAAAGATATTTCTGAGCAACTTGCCAAAATAAAAGAAACCTCTATTGATGTTCACATTAAATCAAATGGTGGTTCCGTATCTGAGGGTTATGCAATCCATGACTTACTTGTAAACTCAGGAAAAAAAATCACAACTATCGGCGAGGGCGAAGTTCGCAGCATTGCAACGGTTGTTTTTCTTGCAGGACACGACAGAATGATTTCTACTCACTGCGATTTCACAATTCACAATCCGTGGCTTGACCCTTCAAACATGGGTAAAATGGAAGGTGAGCATTTGATTAAAGTGGGAAACGAAATGAAGCAGGAAGAAGAAAAACTTGCAAAGTTCTATTCCGAAAAGACCGGCAAATCTATTGACGACATTAAAAATAAAATGGCAGTTGAAACTACATTCTCAGCGCAGGAATGTGTTGATATGGGTTTTGCTACAAAGATACTTGAACCAGTTAAAGCGTTCGCATACTTTCCAAAAACAACAACTAAAGAAAATAAAATCATGTCTACTAAACTCGGCAACCTTGCAAAACAAATTCTTAACGTAATCAACGGAACTGCGAAAGCACAATCCGATAAATTGAAAGATGGTAAAGAAATTTACCATGACGGACAAATCGGTGAGGGTGTTGCCGTTTTCTCTGATGAAGAAATGGCTATGCCTTGTGCTGATGGTGATTACGAACTTGAAAACGGCGACAAAATCACAGTTAAAGAAGGGATGGTGGAAATGATTGTAAAAGCACCGGCAGCAAAGACCGCAGAGGAAATTGCAGCAGAGGTAAAAGCAGCAGCCGATAAAGCAGAGGCGGAAGCTAAAGCAGCAGCGGAAACTGAAACGGTTAAAAATCTGAAAAAAGAAATTGAAACCAAAGATGCTGAATTGAAAGCGTTGAAAGATGCGCAAACTCAAAACGAGGCATCACTTCTTCAGATAATGAATGAAGTAAAAACATTAAAAAAGGTAATACCTGGTGGTGCTGCTCCTGTTAAAATAGGAAATCAGAACTTCATCAAAGAAAAAGGAACAGGAAACCTTATCCCACAGCCTGACACCGAAACAATGTCGGACTTAACAAAAAGAATTTTGAACGCTTCAAAATAATTAACTCTAACAACCAAAAGTAAAATCAAATAAATCATGGCAACAGAAACTTTTATCTTCAGTCCTAACACCTTCGCAGGTGAACTCGCAAAAGGTTACATGGCTTTGGCACTTGTCGAAGCTGACAGCGTAAAGCGTGGTCTTTTAACCGTTATTCCTAACATCAAAAAGCGTAAAATTTTACGTGGTGTAGATGACAGCGTGGAATTTCAGGAGCCATCATGCGCTTTCGTTGGACAAAGTGGTTCAATCACTTTGGATGAAACCTACTTAGACCCCGTTAAATACGAGGTAATGAAAGAATATTGCTGGGCTGATTTGATTTCTACCTGGGAAAGCGAAAGCATGACTGCAGGATCTTTGCATGACAGCGACCAACCTGTGGAATTAGCTACGTTCCTGCGTAACTACATGCTGAAAAAAGTTGCGAAAGCAAACGAGGAGTTGTATTGGTTGGGCAAATCAAAAGTTACAAGCGCAACAGTTTCTTTTTCTTCTGCATACCCGGGGCTTTTGCCAAAAATGATTTCAAGTGGCTCAACTTTTAAGGTTTCCGGTAACAACGGTCAGCTTGCCATCACAGGCATCACGAATGCTGGTGTTGTAACAGTTGCTTCGACTACTACTTTGAACAACGGGGATAAGGTTACTCTTATCAACACTGACGGAAACCAACAGTACGCAGGTGCAAGCATCAGCGGACAAACATTTACAATATCTGTAATCAATGCAACCACTTATTCATTAGGTGTAGCACTTACAGGCGGTGCAGCAGCAACCACAGGATGGAGCCGCTTCATTAACCGTAATAACGTGACTGCCGTTCTTGCATCAATCTACTCACAAATCCCTGAGGCTCTTCGTGAAGATGCTGATTTGAGATGGTATGTGCCAACTCACGTGAGAGATGCTTACAAACTGTCACAGGTTACAAACACAAACGTTGCCGGTGCATTCTTGGGTGACAGAACGCTTGACTTCTTGGGAGCAATCCTTGAGCCGATTAAATCTTTTTCAGCAAACACAATCGTTGTTGCAAAGAAAACCAACTTATTCTTAGGAGTGGATTTGCTTTCTGATGAAAACGAAATCAACGAGGTAGATTTGAGAAAAACCACAGGCGACAAAAAGGTTCGTTGGAACATGGTTATGAAATCAGATGTGAATGCAAAATACTTCTCGGAAATTCTGATGTACACACCAACCTACGGATAATCATTACTAACTTTTTAAAATAAAAATATCATGGCAACAACAGTAAGCGGATGTTCTGAAGAGTGTGTATCGTTACTCGATAGCCTTGACCCTACGTGTTCCGCACTTAAAAAGCCCGCTGGTGTAAACAAGCGTGTATATATCGGGCAGCTAACACAGCTTTCAAGCTATTCACAAGATCCAACTACAAAAGACATCTCTGTTATTTCAATGGGCTCTTGCGGTTCTACTTCTTACAAGTTGAAGAAATTCAGCGGTAAGAAATACAAGAACAACGGCACTTATGAATTAGCTGTTGGCGAAAATGTAAACACTGTTAATCAGTCTGCAATCCTTGTTCTTTATCACTTCACATCACGCGACAAAGAAAAGATTGAGCAGCTTTTTAACGCTGAAGATTTGTTTGTAATCTTTGAAAACAACGCAGGTCAAATTGAGGTATGGGGAATTGAATTAGGTCTTAATGCTTCTGCCGGTAGCGGAGCAACAGGAACAGTCCTTAACGACCCGACAGCTTTCACCATCACTTTATCGGGTGAGCAAACAACACTTTCACGAATATTCAATGTAGGACCAACATCAACACTCGCCCAAAATCTCGCGTACCTTGATGCTATTGCAAACTAAAGTCAGAGAGGCACTTGAAAAGCCTTTACATGAAATAGACAGTAACCTCCTGATAGAACTCTATCGGGAGGTTTTCTTTTTATCGCTCGACAGGTCTTGCCCGTCATGCGTTATGAAAGCCTATCACGATTTAAAGGAGTGGTTAAGTAATAAAGAAAGCACAACCGTTGGCATCAACTTAATAACGTGCGAATACGTTCCGGCTGATGAAAACCGAAGACGTGAAATTGAATTTTGTCTAAAGCGTAACAGGGAAAGTGGTTACTTTAAAAATGTGATTACGGTAAACCATAAACCCACCTTTGCAGAATTGTTTGATATTACCAGGGCGAACCCTGACGACATTAATGTAATTTCCAACACGGATATTTTCTTTGACAATACAATTAATGAAGTAAAAAATATTACCTCGCGGGAGGCGTGGGCTTTAACCCGTTGGAATTATTTAGGTGAAAACCGCGCTGAATTTTTTAACCGGCACGACAGTCAGGACGTTTGGATTTTTAGAGGCGCAGTAAGAAAAGAAACCGATGGCAAGTATGGAATGGGAGTTGCAGGGTGCGATAATAGACTTGCGTTTGAATTAAAAAAAGCAGGGTATTTAGTCCGCAATCCATCACTTTCAATTCGTGCTTACCATTATCATTTGTCAGAGGTTCGTACCTTTGACTGGAGCGATAAAGTTCCTGAGCCTTATTTATTTTTACCACCTCATTCATTATGAAAATACTACACATAGGAGTTTGCGCTGACGGACACGGTTCTTTGCCTACAGCTTTTAAAAAGCAATGTGATGTTTATGCTGACATCAATACGGGCGAAAGCAATCTGAATGAGAAAGTAATTCAGAAAGCAATGGAAATGCAGCCCAATTTTGTTTTCATGCAACTACAGTCAGAGGGAAAGGTGAGCGTAGATACAGTGCGTTCACTTCGCTCAATGGGTGCTTTTGTTATGAATTGGTCGGGAGATGTTCGCGAGCCTTTGCCAGCATGGTATTATGATATGGCGGCAGCGGTAAATGTTTCTTGCTTTTCAAACATGATTGATGTTTACAAAATTCGTGATGCTGGATTTAAAGCTGAGTATTTAGAAATTGGTTATGACGAAAGTATTTATTGTCCTGAGGGCGAGGTATTGGAATGCGAGCCTATTGTTTTCATGGCGAATAACTATCCTAACGCATTTCCTTTATCCAGATATCGAGAAGAAGTAGTTAATCATTTAAAGCAGCGTTTCGGAAATCGTTTCGGTGTTTACGGCAACGGTTGGGCGGGTACTCAATCATTTAATCACAGTCAGCATGAAGAAGCAAAAAAATACAGGGGCGCAAAAATTGCCATTAACATTTCGCATTTCAATTTTGAGCGTTACTCATCGGACAGACTTTTGCGAATACTTGGTACAGGCGTTATGTGTATCAGCCACAACTATACCGGAATTGAAAAGGACTATAAGGCTGGAAGGGATTTAATAACTTTTGACGACTTGCACATCTTGCCTTACAAGATTGATTACTTTTTAGAACACGAAGAAGAAAGAAAACAAATTGCAAAGGCAGGAAATGAATTGGTTAAGACCCGAAACACCTTCAATCACTACGTTACAAACATGATAAATATCATAAAATGAAAGTTTGCGGATATATGCCCGTTCACTATGGGTGCGAGTATTTAAAGGAAAGTCTGGAGGCGGTGCTTCCTGTAGTTGAAAAATTCTTTATTATTTATTCAGACCAACCATCACACGGACACGGAAATAATCACGGTTTACCTGAAACAGAACAGCAATTAAAAGACATTGCTTTTGGAGTGGAAGGAAAAGAAAAAATTGTGTGGATTAATCACCACTTTCACCACGAAGGAGAGCAGCGCAATTACATCTACAAATTTACGGGCGGTTACAATATTCTTGTTACCTGTGATAGTGATGAAGTTTTCAACACAGAAGAGTTAAAAAAAGCAATAGCAGAATGTGCAAGGCGAGAGGAAAGAGAGTTTGGCATTAATGGTTACGTTAATTTTTGGCGCAGCTTTAATGAAGTGTGTTACGATGGTTTTCGCCCCGTAAGAATTATCAACTTGAATAATCATGTCGGGACTAGAGGCGAAGTAAAATGTACCATTTATCATTTTGGGTGCGCCCAAAAGGAAAGCGTAATGCGTTACAAATATAAGGTACACGGGCACGCTGATGAAATACGCCCCAATTGGTTGGATGAAGTTTATTACGGTGATACAAAAGAAGATTTGCATTGCGTTTCAATAGGGTTATGGAACTCTGTACCGTATAATAAAAAAGTTTTACCCGAAGCATTAAAAAACCATCCTAATTTTAACAAGACAAGAATATGATTAGGAAGCTACAGGCGGCAATAGTTGAAACAAGAGAATTAAAAAACATTCGTGAGATTGTTTGGAATAGACACTTGCAATTTTTACCGGAAAAAACGGAGTGTTTATTTTTTCACAGTCAATCAAACTATTCCTTTCTTGAAAAAGAATTACACGGGCTAAATATTAATTTTATGCCTTTGTCTGGAGGCTCAATGACTGTTGATAAGTATAATCAGTTATTAACAACAAAGTCTTTTTGGGAGAATTTTAAAGCTGACAAAGTTTTAATTTTTCAGCACGATAGTAGGTTACTAAAAAAAGGAATTGAAAACTTTTATAACTTTGATTACTTAGGCGCACCGTGGAAGTTCCAAACCACAGGAGGCAACGGAGGGCTAAGTTTAAGAAGTCCAAAAGTTATGCTGAGAATACTAATGCAATACTCATATAATTTTAACCACCACGGAAATGAAGATGTTTTTTTCTCAAATCACATAAATTTAGTAGGTGGTAATCTAGGAAATAATTATATTTGTAGCGAATTTTCATGCGAAACGATTTTTAAATTAGGAACGCTCGGAGTACATGCAATTGAAAAGTACCTAAATCATTCAGAAGTAGAACAAATTTTAAACCAATATAACTAATTTATGGCTTACAAACTGAAAAAAGAATACGTTGGATTGATTATGAATTTTCCTGAGTTAGGAATGCGAAACCTGACTACTGATGAAATGAATGACGCATCAATACAGGCGAAGCTAATGGGTGCAGGACACGCAGGATATTTTGAACCTGAAGAGCCTATTGATTTGAATATTGAAATTGTTATTGATTATGATTTAAAAAAAAAGCAGGACGCGGAAAGAGAGCAAAAGTTGAAAGAGGAAGCAGAACTAAAAGCAAAAGCAGAAGCAGAAATACAATTACAGCTTTCTGCATTAATCTTGAAAGAAGCAAAGACAGATGGGAAAAAATCAGCGAAACCTGCAAAGAAGAAAAAATAAATCTTGTAAGAATTGATGCGGTAGATGGTAGAGGATTACGGAGTACATTAAGCCTTACAAGCGCGGAAATAGCAGTAAAGCAAAGCCATATAAAAGCGTTGCAGAATGTTTTGGAAAGCAAGAATGAGTGGGGGTTAATAATTGAGGACGATGTTTTTTTTGTTGAAAATTTTGTTGAAAGGTTGTTAAATACTATAAAAGAATTACCGAATGATTGGCAAGGTTTATGGCTCGGAGGTTACGAAAGAAAAAACAGCGAACCGTATAAAGATGGAATTAATAAAATCGTTAGCCAGTTTGGAGCATTCGGCTATATTGTTAAAAAAGATTTTGCGAATATATTAATCGGGCAAATAATAAGAAATGAAAACCTATCGGTGGACGGAGTTTATTCAGTGCTGCATCACAGGTATAACTGTTACAGGTCTGTTCTTGTCGGTCATTTGCCTGGCGTTTCAACAATACTTAATAAATACGTGGACTATAAGCCACTTCGTCAAATAGATGGAAACCGTTAAGGCAAATTTATTTACTAAAGTTTATCGCAGCATTCAGGCAGCGGTTGTAAAAATTACTGAGGATAAAACCAAAGGTGATTACTTATATGGTCGCGATAATCTTTTCCCTAATAAACTTCTTGATGTTGTTTCAGACAGCGGAACGGCTGCAAGCTGTATAACTATCAAAGCCGATTTTATTTATGGTGATGGCTTTGCTGATGAAAACGTAGGCAAAGAATATGTAAACCCTTTAGAAACCTTTGATGGACTTTTGGACAAAATTAGTCCATATTCATCTACGTTTGAAGCGGTAGTTTTTAATGTTCAGTTTGGTGTTGACGGGCAACCTGCAGCAACTTACAATATTCCTTTTCAAACTGTCCGCAAAAAGAAAGACGGAACATTTAAAGTCAATCCTAATTACGGACTTGCAGATTTTAAGGAGGAAGAAACAATAATTTACAAACCATTTGTAAAAAATCAGTCACCGGAAGAAAGGCTCGCTGAAGTTGCTGCTCAAATTGAAAAGCACGGAAAGCAGTTAGGGCAAATACTTTATATTTTTCGTGAAACACCGAAAGCTATTCATTACCCTGTTCCGGATTACTTTTCAGGCATTGACGATGTTCGCGCTGATGCGGAAATGTCAAAGATGGAAATTGAGAATGCAATCAATGGGTTCATGCCGTCTGCAATCCTTACTCTTATCGGCGAGGTTGACAATGCCACAGAGGACGAGGACGGCAAAACAGACCAAGATAAACTTGATGAAACCCTTATGAGTTTCACAGGTGCTAAAGGTGGTCGTGCTAAACTTGCTTTGATGACTGCAAAGACAAGGGAAGCCGTTCCGGTGCTTCAATCGTTTGACGCTAAAGCAATGTTTGACGCTATTAATGGAGCAACAGACAGACTTGCCCGTAAAGTGTGCCGTCACATGGGAGTTCCGCCTGTTCTTATCGGGTTATCAACACCCGGGCAATTAGGAAACAATCAGGAGTTGGCTAACTACATGCAACTTTTTGTTTTTACTGTTATAAAAAATCAAAAGCAGATTATTGAGGCTTTAAATACTATTTACCCTGACAAGGATTTTTCAATAGCACCATTACAGCTTTTGAAATATGTTCCGGATAAAGTATGGGACAAATTAACTGATGAAGAAATAAGGGCTTTGGGTGGTTACGCTCCGCTTCCGTTGGTAACTGATGCCACAGCTGATAAAACTATCACCGCAATCAATTCTCTTTCTCCTTTGGTTGCAAATAAAGTTCTTGAAAGTTTGACAAAAGACGAAATCAGAAACTTGGTAGGACTTGCACCGACTACGGAACAACCTTTAACACCACCTGCGCCATGAGTTTAATAACCAAGTTAGATTTTACAGCCGACAGAGTTCCGTTCACGCAGAACTTAGATAATCGTTTGATTGAGCCTTACATCACAAAGGCGCAAAAGCAGGATTTAAAACCGCTTGTTTCCGATGCTTTTTATACTGCCATCACAGCCGAAACACCAACGGCACAATTACAAACTTTTTTAGACGATTATGTTAAAGAGTTTTTGGTTTATGCTACTATGGCTCGCTTCTTAGCCTACCACGGAAACATAATCGCTCAGAACGGAATGAGAGAGTATGTCGATAATACCTCACAACCGATTTCAGATACATCACGGGCGCAATTAATCAAAGAAGCTGAGAAGGATATGAAGATTGCACTTTCGGTTATGATGAAAGAAGCCTCCGATGTTTCTTATACGTGGGACGGGGTGGTTTACAATTTCAATTCAGACTGCGAAAGCTCTAATAAAAATTCATCTTTTGGTATTCGTGCCGTTGGAGTAAATACAAATTTTGACGGTATTGAAAACAAGTACAATAAAAATTATTTCTAATGGGAAAAGTAACCTCAAGAACAGCCCTTACAACGATTGCAGACGGTGATTTACTTCACGTTGTTGATATTTCCGATACCACCGACAGCCCACAGGGGACAAGTAAAAAATCAACATTGCGAGTAATACGAAAAGCAATGGGGGATATTTATGAGGCGGAGTTAAGTATTGCAACGGCGGCAGTTTTAACTTTAAATGCAACACCATTAGATATTGTGGCAGCACCGGGAGCGGGTTATGCTATTGAGGTTATTTCGGCTACATACGGGGCAACATATAATTCAGTTGCTTATGCCACTAATACACAGTTGCAATTAATAGCATCGGGTGCAACAATATCACAGTTTTTATTGTCCTCTGCCCTTACATTTACAGCATCGGGCAAATGGAAGTTATATCAATACTCATCGGCATTTGGCGCAACATCTACTCAAGTAATTGAAAATACTGCACTACAAGTAAAGGTTTCAACGGGCAACCCAACCGCAGGAAATTCAGATATTAAGGTTTACGTTTTATACAGAATAATCACAGTATAATGGCAATCATACCACGCAAGACGGATAATGTAGTACGAATTACTGTACTTGGCTCTAACGGGCTTCCGCTGACTATTTCGGGCTTGGCAGATTTACAGATTGTGGTTTACCAAAAGCCGAAAACTATCATTCAGTCGTTTTTAAAATCTGTTGCAGGGCAAGTAACAACTATCAGTGATGCCGGTGGTATTGTGGAAGTAAATGTGGACCGTGCAAAAACAAAACTTTTAAAAATTGAGGAGTGTAAATTAGAAGTTGTGGCTTCATTTACTGATGCCGATTTTGCTGATAACATTCGCAGGGAGGTTGATACCGATATTGACTTGGCAACCGTGGAAGATAGTCCAACCGCTTACTAATTACTTATTATGATTTCAGCAACGGCAACGCTTCAAGCAACGATAACGGCAACGGCAACGCTGATGGCTATTCAGACGGGCGGTTGTTCTGATGCAACTGTAGAAAATACCGATTTATCATATTTGCAAACAGTAGCAAGCGGGGGTACATTAGTATTAGCGGACACTACATTTAACTTTTATGTGAACGGAGTTTTATACCAGACGGCAACGGTGGCAAGCATGGTAAATCAAACATTTAATATTCAGTAATGCCTACAACTACTATAAATTTAACGGGGCAAGCACTAAGTAAAGTTGACGACACCAACGTCACGCTTACGCTTGGCGGAACACCCTTAACAGCACTTTTAAAAGCAACATCATTAACTTTAGGTTGGACGGGTACTTTAGCGGATAGCCGTATTGCTTCTGCTGCAACATGGAACGCAAAGGAAAGCGCACTCACATTTAGCGCTGGATTAACGCGAACAGTAAACACAATTACTATTGATAACACGGTAGTAACATTAACGGGCTCACAGGCTTTAAGTAACAAGACAGGAAACATAAGTCAGTGGACAAATGATAGCGGTTATTTAACTTCTTTGGCGGGTGCGGTTACTTCTGTAACAGGTTCGGGTAACATTGCATCATCAGGCGGTGCGACACCTAATATAACATTCACAGGAGTTTTACCAACTGCAAATGGAGGCACAGCGGTAAATATAGCAACACAAATACTTACAACAGGGGCAGGAATAA